TCTTTTAAGGTTTTTATTAAGGTCTGCTTTTTCAATAACACCCATGTCTTTTAATTCTTTCCAAGTTTTATTAGAAAAGCCCTCTTTTTGTATAAGTTCGCCTACCTCATATCTTTTGTCTTTATGATCGAATCCAATTTTTACTTCAAACATTATGCAATTACCTCTACTAAAAATTCAGCACCTAAATAATCAATGCTATTGACAGTATACACGCCAACCTCTTTTGCTTCAATTACTCTACAAGAATTAGCAGAGCCACTTAAAGTAACATCTGATTCTATTTGTGCCTTTACAGAACTTGATCCTGTACTTGCTAAATATCCGTCCAATGTTTCTTGACTATCTTGTGCGTCTACTCTTGATACATAAACAAATACTGGTATTTCATATTTATCTGCACCTCTTTGTATTGTAGTATCATATTCAATTGTTTCCACAACACCAACAACTGCTATTGGTGGCTCAACAAAATCTGGTACAAAATTAGAAACTGTTAATGAAGATATATTACCTAGGTTAGTTCCTATACCATTTCTTATTGAAGTTAAACTAGCCACTTATCCTACCTTTTTTAAATTCTCTTTCTATTTCTTTAGCAGTATTTCTTGTAACTGCATTTCTTTTAATCCTAGTCTTTTTTTCAGCAATAAGAAAGAACGGCACAAGAGGTGTTCCTTTCTTGCCTATCGATCTCTGTAAGGCATAAGGGTTTATACCTTTAGCCCTTGCCCATGGTTTTAATTTTTTAATAGGTGGATAATGAGGCACACTTCTTGTATATGGTTTTGTAAGTTTTAATTTACCACTTATCTTCTCATCACCATGAACATATTTTGCATAACTTCTTGATGAATAAATTTTTACTGATTGAGGTAATCTACCTTTAGTTTGTATTCTTTGGACATGAATTGATCTTGACAAACTACCACTAAACTTTGGTGCCTCTTTTTGTGCTTGTTTTCTGATGATTTGACCTTGTACCCTCATTAAATCTCTTATTGGTTTTGCAGTCATATTGGCATAATCAAGTCTATTTTTTAACTTTTCTATGCCTTTTATTTCAAATCTTGTATCGGACATTAAAGAATTTGTCCAACCAAATCTAGTTTTCTGTAATCTTTTAATAAAGCCATAGCGTCTGGATCAAACTTATTAAACAGTTCTATTGTACCTGTCTCATCATTACCAAATACATTAAATGGTGTGTCCTTTCTTTTAAACAATCTTAGAGCTTGTATTCTTGTAGCTTGTTCAATTGCCTCTGGTACTAAAGGAAATCCATATTTAGCAGTAATTTGTACACTATTTAAAATTGACGGGTCAAACCTTTCAGAAGACCTAGTATTTAAAATTCTTATTTGTGTATATGGCTCATGTTGGCCACTTGCAGTTCCTAATAATTTAGGGTTTGTTGGCATTAAAATAAAATCAGTATTTATTGTTAGTGTTTTATCGTAACTGCCGTCATCGGTTGTATCTAATTTAACTATTAAACCTGTTGTTGTAGATATATCTGGTACATCTAAAATTATATTGCTTACAGGTGTAAATGTTTTAACCTGTGCTGATGAATCTTGCCAAAATCTTCTTCGACATATTCGATCTATTTGCCTAGAGGCAGCAATAATTGCGTTTGATATATTTGTGTCTTGTCCACTACCTGTTAATCCTATGTAGCTCTTAACATCAGCAGCTGAAACATAACCTGCAGTAGCCATTTAAAATCCTTATTTATTTACTTTTATTTTCTGTTGGTGATTTAGCTTTTTTACCAATTCCCCACTCTTTAGCTTGTGCGTCGGATATTTCTTGTCCTTTACGACCAAGTAATTTACCTTTAGCCCAACCAGTAGGAAGACCTTTTGCAGATTCTTTAATATCGCCTGCGTCATTTGTGTAAACATCTTTTGCTAATTTCATTTTTTCCTCTCTTTGATCTATCGCACCCGACTCGAAAGACGAGTGCGATAAAACCATAATTATTAGATATTTGTAATGGAACAGAAAGCTGCTGCACGATAGATCGGAAGACCTACTCTAACTTTGGCTTTCATAACCATAATATCTTTTGTAAAGTTTGCATCATGTGAATCAGACATTGAAACTTCCATACCTTGTCTTGCGACTAAATGTATAGCTTGTCCTCCGCCGAATACACCGACAACTGCAGTTCCTGCTGGTCTTGTTGTATCAGCAATAACTGGTAGTCCCCATAATGATTGAACTACACCATTGCCAAATTGACCTGCACCTACAAATAATGGATTCAATGATCCACTAGTTGTTACTGCATTTACTTCTGTTACAACTTGGTACCAATCACTTGGGTGCATGATGATTGCGTCCGGTTGTAGGAAACTATCTTTTTGTATTTCTGTGATAGCTTCATAAATTTGTCCGATTCTCTTTAAGTTTCCACCGAAACTAGAGAAGTCGAAAGTGTTGATTCCAGATTTATTAAGAATACCGGTAAGGTTTGCACCTGAACCACCACCTGCCATTATTTGGTCGGTAAGGGTTAAATTAACCATTGTTCTTAGTCTTGAATCTATATATCCTTGAACTGTTGCTACATCTGCAAGTAATTCTTCTGTTACAGGTAAGAATCCACCAATTTTCTTAATGTCTTCTGTTCTCTCTGTGAATGCTAATGCACTTTCACCAAGAGCAGAACCTTCAGCAGTTGCTGCTGCATTATTTGTAAATGTGGTTTCTTCTAAATACTTGTATTGGTAAGAATCAGTTGTGATTGTATCAATTAAGTCAAGAACATTTTGTGGATCTCTTTGTGCAGAAGGCACAATCAAATCTGATCGTGTTACTGCAGGTGGATATCCAGTTTCTGTAAGAGTTGTTTTAAACTCATATCTTGGATCGAACTTCAACTCTGAGGCTATACCTTTTTGTCCCTCGTTCATGAACGCGTTGTATGCTTTTGATTCCATTAATGAATCGCCTAAACCTTTAGGAGCTTCTTTGGCTTCTACATGAATACCTTTTGACTCTACCTTTTGGCTTTCCTCAACGCCTTTTTCCATTGCTTCTTTTTCTGTTTGAAATTTTCTAGCAACTTTAATGTCTTCAACTAGTTCAGACATTCTTTCATTACGATTGGTCCATTCTTCGAGCTTTTGTGAATCCATATTTTTTGGATCAACATCTGTAAACTCTTTTAATGTATTTTCTCTAAGTTCAAGAAGTTCTTGTTCCATATTTTTAATTTCTGACATAACTTCCTTTACTTAAATATCAACTGTCTCAGTTAATATTCGTATTGTCTCTTTTATTGTATCAGCGACTTCCACTTCATTGTCCTCTTCCAATTCTTGTTGAGGGTTCGCAGCGTCCAACATTCTATCTATATCGTTATAAATATCTTGTATTTCATCTGCTAATGAAGATAGGGCTTTATAGGCCTGTTCTGATAGCTTTTTATCTTTTTGTAGGCGTAAGGCAGTTAGCTCCTTTGCCCTTTGTGTTACTGAAACCAAGGCGTTAAGAGCCTCTTCAATTTCTTCAGTAAATCTTTTACCAGTATCTTTGTTTTCTTTTTCTAGTTCTTGATCTTCTTTTACTGCCAATGTGTAAGTATCTTGATTGGCACCTACAAGAACTGGTGAAACTTCCCATACTCTTAAATCTTTTAAATATCTAACATCTTGTGTTTCAAGTCCATCTTTTTTAAATGCACCTTTTTCTGAATCTACCACTTCATAGCCAAAAGACCATTGTTGTAAATCACCCATTGCTTTGACTGTGTTATAAGCCTCTCGGCCTCTTTCGGTGTCCATTATAAATTCACCTTTAAATGTAGCTTTGTCATTGTCGGTAACAATTTCACCTCTACCAATAACATCTTTCCAATCATGACCCCATACCATTGCAACACCTTTTTCACCAAATCCACTTTTGATCGAATCTGGTAACACGACATCACCGTCGGAATCAACTGTATTAAATACAGAAAAAACTGCTTCTACTTTTCCCTCTACATCAAAATCAAGTATCGGGTTGATATTTTTAAATTCTTTAC